CCAAGATTGTCGATCATGCCCTGAATTTCGTCATGCTTATCTTGAAACTGAGCATCGGACATCATCTGCTTATGGGCGTGGCGAACGTCAGAACGTTCTTTGCCTAACTGCCATCCCTCCGCCCATGCTTGATCGTTTGCCATTCCTTACCCCTTGGATGCAACACGCTTCTTGGCACTGGCCTTCTTCTTGCCTTTTTTCAAACCAGCCTTCTGTTGCTGCTTGGCGGTCATTACGATCTCGCCCTTGCGAAGATTGGCTGGGCCTGTCTTCTTTACCTTGCCGCCCTTGTGATAGTTGCTCAGCTTCATCGGTGCAGATGGGGTGAGGGTCTGGCCATCAGATGTGGTGACTTGGCCCACAGGTTTGGAGAGCTTCTGCTTCTGCTCTTTTCCTTGGCCCTGTTGACCTTGTTTACCTTGCCTTTGGGCCGCAATATCTATTCCAGCTTGCCATGCGTCATCGTTTGCCATTCCGTCTCCTTTTTATGCACCCAAAAGGTCCGCTTCTCCCGTAGCAGCCGCTGTTGTAATACCTTTTCCGAAGATACTGTCGCTCCAGTTTTGGTAGCGTTGTTGGCTAAGCGCAGCTTCACTATTAGTTGAGTCTGCGCCTAGACTCAACAGGCCACTCCCAGAACTCAACAGAGTATCCGCTGCCTTACCTGTTAGGCTCCCAATGAGGTTTGTTGTGTCAGAGTGGAGCTTGTCGCTCGACGCCGCATTCGTCGCAGCGGTCCCGCCTGAGCGCGTTCCCATCTCTGTATTTGACTTCTGAGTTTGTTGGTTCGAGGTCTTGGCTGCGTTGAGCACAGGAGCGATGGCTTGCGTTGTCTTCGTCGCATCGCCACCGAGGATTGCTTTATTAAAATCGCTGCCAGCCGTAACGTTAGACTCCCCGGTCTGAGTCCCATACCCTGCGATTTGGGCCATCGAGCCGATAGTGTTGTTCAGCACGTCGTTTTTTCCTGCAAATAAGGCGCTGAAGAAGCCTCCCATGAGAGTGTAACCTCCTTGGAATAAACAGCATCCAATAGAAGTATGACTAGCTCCCGGTCGCCATACCAACATCCATCATTGTACCGCAAAAGACAGATAGTGCAATAGTTCTCTTTCTCTATGCTCTCTTGGTCAACGTAATCTGTAAATCCGCTGCCGTATTGATGTAGTGTTTGATCCAGAATGCCTGACTTTCCGTGCTTCGAGAAGCTGTTTCGGGGTCCACTTGGTACCCATATCCGAAGTCGAAGTCGCACTTGATCTTTGACAAATTCTGCCCTTCACGCCAGCCTCTATTGAAGAAAAGAAACGACTGCTCGCACATCGGAGGCCATTCGAGCGCTGGGTCTTGGATGGCCCTTGGTGAACTCCAGTAGCAGACCACCACGGTCATCTTCCCGCCTACTTCCAAAACCCGCCACGCCTCTTCCATGAAGCCGTAACGCAGTTTTGCGGGGATGTATTCCAGCTTGTGATTACAGACGATTTCCTTCACAGAACCAGAAGCATAGGGCCAAGTCTTGTTGAGGTCGAAGGATGTAGTCGCCAAGTCCAGCAAAGTTACCGTTTCCAGCTTTTTCTTTTTCATTTACCAAACCATCCCATCATCGGCCAGATGGCCTACTTTTACCTTCGTATCGCAAGCCACCTTATAACCGTAACCCGCCGCCTCATGGAAGAACGCTAAGTCCTGAGTGAAGCCTTTTCCTATTTCCTGCACGGTCTTGAACCACGGCTTTGGCATGTCTTTCAGTTTAGTCTTGAAAGACTCGATACGCCACAGATTAAATCCCATACCCAGCCCATTGCAATGTTGTACGGTATCCGGTTTTGGAACTTGGGGAACGAAGTTGCGTGGCATGACAGACGGATCACCATAAATCATTGGCTGGCCGTTTTCACCCTTCGTCCAGTAGAGACCGCCTACGCAATCGTATCCCTTGATGGATTCGTAAAGTTTCATCAGCCCATCTTGGGGCGGGAGATTGTCCTCTTCTACTGTGAGGATATACTTCCACTTGCTCAGTTCGTGATGATCGAGCACCATATCGAATGCCTTCTGGTATCCAACTCCCACCTCTTCATTCTCAATGAATATAGGTCCGAAAAATGGCTGATTCATCGGCTTCATCATGGACATCCAGTTCGACACAACCTTGCATTTAAGCGTCCCCCGCGTCACTGTGATCCACACAGTCGAGAGATTCTTGTAAGTCTCACCGCGATGCAGCCGTTGAATGGACTGGTCGAGGTTTTTATTGTGGAATCCTACTTCCACATCGGATTTGAGCGCAAATTTTCTCATCTCGCTATCATAAAGATTGGAGGCGGAACAAAAGGTTGAACTGAGAATCCGATAGCCGTCAAGTTGCCTCCTGTACCACCAGACCATGTATCAGTGATTGTGCTGGCCGGTGTGGTGCAGTGGTCACTATTAGCAGTGACTCCGGTTCCTCCGTCAATCGTCTGATTTGTGGATAATGCGCCTGACGTATCTCCAACTACCCCAATAGTGATGTCTGTTGTTGCTGAGGGGATGGAGTTAGTTATGCTCCCGGTTGCTGTACTCCCTGTGGTGTAGGTGGCGGGTCTTACGGGAGTTGTCTGGTTGACGTTGTAAAAAGACACCACATTTGCATAGATTTCGGCTACTCCAGCAGATCCGGTAACTGCCAAAGTATTTGAACCTGTGAGTGGATTCGGCAAATAGAACGCTTGGAGATAGAAGACAGCACCTGATTGGGTGAAAGCCGCCCCACAAGAGGTCATTGCCGCCCCACCATAAGTTACGGATGTGATGGAGGGGGTCGTACCAGCGAAAAGCAAAACAGCAAACGCGCATAGATTCGACTGTCCTGCGGTGACTGAATAAGCGTGGCTGAGAGAAGACGCTGCTACGGTGGTTGGAGAGTTCGTGTTGTTGAAGGTGACATTCGCCATTTAGCTTCCTATCATCGCCATCCACGGCTGCGCGTTCACGGCTGTACCGCTGAACGTCAGGGCCGTCGTAGACAGCGCAATAGAGGCCGGGGCTGCTCCTGTGCTCATGATTCCCGCAATGAAGCAACTGGGTAAAGCGGCATTTGCGCCCGTAGACGATCCAGTTCCAATATAAACGAAACTTGGGATCGTTGGGTAGAGCGGATTGATTTGTGCCGTTCCCGCATTGCTGATGGCCGCAACAGATCCGGTAGCGGTATGGAATGATCCAGCGGACAAACCACCGCTGCCCAAGAACCCAGCGAAAGCGGCGGTGCCCGCGTTACTCATGACAGCGCCAGAACCGGAAGCGGAATGGAACGAGCCAGCCGTGGTGACTAGGGATACTGTGGTAGCCGCCGACCCCAGCCCAGAAACGCTGACACTGCCCGCTGATGCGCCAAGGAACAAACCTGTTGTTGAATTGGCTGCGGTGATGAAAGACTTCGATGAACCGAAGGCTACTAGGCCGCTGGACGACATTGCGCTCATGCCTGTCGGTGCGGCAGACCATGCCGTAAGCGAAGAAGACGAAGAAGCTGTGTGTACAGACCCACCAGCCAAACCACCAGAAGACAGTGCGTTAGCCGCCGTTGGAGAGGCTGTGAAAGCGGTGATCGAAGTGGATTGAGCAAGACTCTCCATAGCACCGTAAAGCGCGACAGTCCATGTGCTCGACACCTGAGCAAAGTTGAGCAAGTGTCCAACCACATACTCGCCCGCCGCAATGGAAGTCGATGCGAAGGTCATTGGGTGAATCTGCGCCGCAGACCAGCCACCTTGAAATTCAGTCAAAGAGATAGAACCGATTACGGTTGTGAGTCCTGTTGTCCATGCCGAAGTTCCTGAAATGCTCAGAACGGAAGAAAGCGCCGTGCCGCCTACGATGGAGTACAGAATGAACGACTGGCTAAGTGTGCCAGCACCCTGACTTGACGAAGGGAAAGTGATTCCCAACGCCAGATCAACTTCAGTAAGGTTTAGCAAGGCTGGAACATAGAGCCTCTGCAGCAGCAGGGAGCTACCGATAGCGCTAACTGTGCCTGTGGCGGAAACTACCTCGCCTCCCGCCTGATTCAGAGGATAATTCTGGACAAGGCTGATAGTCGCCGCTGCGCCTGATGCGCCCTGAATCGTGATGTTCGGACTTGTGGAATTTTGGCTCAGGGTGATATTGCTGCCTGCCACCAAAGCAAACGCGCTTGAAGAGGCCGTATTGACCGTTCCAGAAGTTGCGCCTCCCAATGTTGAAGTAATAGTCGTGAGCACCGAAGCGCCAGCGCCCGGAGTTGGCCCGATGATCGTGATGGCTGGAGAAGTCGAGTTCTGGCTGAGGGTAATGTTCGATCCAGCAAGGAATGGGAATGCGGACGAGGAAGCTGTGTTTGCCGTGCCGAGTGTAGCTCCCCCTGCGGCACTTGAGATTGAAACGAGCGTCGAATAGCTGGACGCAGAGATGGTAACCGTGTTTGCCGCGTTGCCAATCCCAATATTTGCCCCGGCTGAGATGGACATCAAACCGCTGGAGCCGTTGAGTGACGACACATAGGCGAGAGAACTTGTCTGGTTCGAAGCCGAAATGCTGATCGTGCTTGCAGCGGTAGCCAAAGAGATATTAGCTCCTGCTGCCAGTACGATGGTGCCCGTCGAAGTCGCCGCACCCGTGCCCAATGCCGCAACATAACTGAGGCTGCTTGTCTGATTGCTGGCTGAAATGGTGATCGTTGAAGCAGCATTCCCTATGCCAATCCCAGCGCCTGCCGAGATCGATATGCTACCGTTTGATCCATTGAGGCTGGTAACGACATTTGTTGCAGCAGGAGATGGGACCGAGAGCGTCACAGTTCCACCGCTGGCATTCGTGGTCCCCGACATAGACAGAATCCCAGCTACGCTGAGAAGGATGCTATTACCACTAAATGCTGTCGCGCTACTTCCTGCCGCTGTCGTTGTGTTTCCGCTAAAACTGAACCCCGTGAAGTTCGAAGTCCCTGAGTAAGACATGCTGATGCTGCTTGCACCGGAGTTGAAGGCAATGCCGTTGCTTGCAACCAGCGAGACGCTGGAGCTTGATCCGTTCAAGCTGAAGTTTGTGGCTGTCGGGGGTGCCGGAACGGAGATCGTAACACTGCCTGCACCCACGCCAACAGATGCGATACCGGCACCCGAGAAGTTCAACAGCCCAGAGAATGTTCCTGCCGAACTGCTTGTCGTATTTCCAATGGCAGTAAGGGATTGTGAAAATGTCTGAACCGATGCAGAGATTGTGATGGTACTTCCGGCTTGCCCGATACCAATTCCCGCGCCAGCCGAAATCGAAGCGCTGGAAGAAGTGCCATTGAGGACAAAGTTGGTCGCCGCTGGGACTGCTGGGCCAATGATCGTCACGGATGGATTTGTTGACAGTTGGCTGAGGGTGATGTTGTTCCCGGCAACCAATCCAAAGGCAGAAGATGATGCCGTGTTTGCGGTGCCTGAAGTTGCGCCGCCTACCGCAGTGGTGATCGAGACAAGTGTCGAGTAGCTTGATGCGGAAACGGTAATCGTATTTCCCGCGTTGCCGATTCCGATTCCCGCTCCAGCCGAGACGGACATAATCCCCGATGAGCCATTTAGTGACTGAACGTAGCTCAGGGTCGAGGTCTGATTTAGAGCGGAGATTGTGATAGTGCTTGCGTTCGAAACAAAGCTAATTCCAGCCCCAGTCACCAGAGACACACTTGATGACGAACCATTCAGCGAAAAATTGGTTGCTGCTGGAACTGCAGGCCCTGAAATAGTGATGACCTGAAGAGACTGAGAAAGCGTGATATTGTTTCCGCCAACAAGCGTTATCCCGCCAGATGTGATGTTGGTAGTCACTCCAGCGGTGTTGCCTGAAGAAATCTGCAGCGAACTTAGAACTGTGGAATTGTTTGTCGCCTGAATCGTGATGCTGCTTGCGCCGCTGGCAAAGGAAATCCCCGCGCCCGTGACTAGAGACACGCTACTCGATGATCCATTCAAACTAAAATTGGTTGCTCCAGCCGCAGCAGGGCCAATGATTGTAATGCTGCTGGCTCCCGTATTCAGTGTGATATTTGCACCAGCGACGAGAACGATGGTACCCGTGCTGGTCGCAGCGGCGGTTCCAAAAGCGGCGACGTAGCTCAGGCTGGAAGTCTGGTTAGAAGCTGAAATCGTAATCGTGCTTGCAGCCTGCCCAATTCCGATTCCCGCCCCGGCAGAGATTGACGCACTTGAAGAAGTGGCATTCAAACTGAAGTTGGTAGCCGCTGGAACGGTTGGACCAGCAATCGTAATTGTGCTCGCGTTGCTGCTTAGGGTGATGTTTGCCCCAGCCACTAGCGAGACGCTTGCTGTCGATGCGTTCAGGCTGAAAGCAGCGCCTCCAGCAGCACCAATAAACGAAATCACACCGGGTGCGGTACTGATGGTGATGTTCGAACCTGAAAAGGCAATAGTCCCTGTAGACGTGGCAAGACCGCTCGCCTGAACAGCGTTGGCGTTGACGGCCACCGAGGAGGTAAATACGGGATATGCTTCAAGAGCCATTAGCTGTTCTCCTGCCCGAATACTTGGAAAGCACACGTCCCATTGACCGAAGTCACTTTAATGACATCAGTGCTCGCTAAGGTAAGGCCAGCAGTCAAACTTAGTACACCATTTGGGCTTACAGATGTGCCACTAAAAATAAGCTGACTTGGGGTATCCGCAGCATTTGCTATACAGATACGGACGGTGATTGTGTCTGTTGTCCCGGCTGTATTAGCAACCATCAACGTCGAAATCACTACTGAAGTCGTCGCGCAGGTATAGAGGGCGGTTTCTACTCCTGCCGCTGGATACAACTGCGCGAGGACTCGAATCGTTGCTGGCATCTTATCCGCCCATCAGCATGAAACCCTGTGAAAAGTCCAGCGCAGAACCTCCGCCCCCAACAGCGCTTATAACCCCTCCCGCTATAGTGATGGTTGAATTATCAGGTTTCACTGCTCCAAATGTCAAAGAGGTAGCGATTGGGAGAGAATCCGCCCAAAAATTAGTTCCATCGAATGCAACTATGGAATAAAACCCTTGAATAATTGGCATGGATGCCGCAGCAATATGCCCATAATAGGAAATTGTTCCACTCGCAGGTGTGAGCGTTGCCGTCCCTGCTCCCAAGTTGAGAAATGAGCACGCCCAAGGAATGGTAATCACCGGAGCCGCCGTTAGGGTTACCGCGATAGGAGATGCGTCAGACAGGATGACAAACCCACCCGCATCACTCTGGGCTGTAGCGTAGACCGTGTTTCCTGTTTGGTTGTTTACCGTCCCATAGTCGCTTCCGACCACTTGGATGATTGTTTCGCTGCTTGAGTTGTTATTTACGGTTTCGTTTGTCGTTGAAATTGCACTTTTGTTCGCGTCGATTTGGGTCTTTAAGATCGGTATTGCACTCTGCGCATCAAACACAGCATTCCATAAATTGCGAATGACGTACTGCTGCTGAGGCGGCATATCAGCGATATGAGGCTCAAATGGAAAACGATTGACAATTGTTGGAGTTGTGCTCACTTCTGCTTCTCCTGCCACTTAGTGCATGAAGGGCACAGTTTGTCTGGAAACGGTTGATGCCCTATCGTTCCGCAACGTGAGCATCGTCTTGGCGTTACTGGGTTTTTCATCCCTCTCCTCCCGCTCCACCGAAGATTGGAATTGGTGCGTACTGACCAGAATCGCCCCAGCTTTTTTGGTATGCGATGCAGCCTTGAAAATTCAATACAAACGAAACAGTGCTTGAGAACTTGAACCAAGCGAGTTTGTACTTGTTCGCTCCCGGCCTAAACCAGTATTTAGTCAGCGTTCCTCCAGTTGCAGGCAATGTGATTGTGGGAGGACCATAGCTTCCGTTTCCTTCGTCGGCAGGCAAGATATTGAGAGTGACGGCACTGGTTGAACTGTACTCGCAGACCATCATTCCTGTGTGGTTGTAACCACGTCCTCCTATCGCGGGAGTCATTGCAATGCCTGTGATTGCTTCTGTTCCAGAACTTGCTAGCTGGCGTACCGAGCCGTCCGAGCATCCGACCAATACCCCTTGCTGGCTTTGACCTTCATTCGATGCGTGGATTGTTGCTGGTGGACTTGATGCATCCACAACCCATCCCATCGCTGCCTCATCGAAGACTAGCGTGTGTGGGTTGCCATCGGTTCCTTGGTAGTCATAGTACATGTAACCATTACTGAAGGAGAATCGTTGAAGCTGTGGAAGCGTGTCGTCAGGCGGGTAAACCGTTACGCCTTCTCTCGTGACCGGCTGTGGCTGATTCCCAGAAGAATCCTCGTCCTCATGAGTAAAGAGTGGATAAAGAGTATCGTCTGTGATTGACTTTGACGCTGATCCATAGACGGAAATGTGAACTCCATCATCGACGCGGAAAAAGATCAGTCCTCCACCAGACACGCACACGCAACGTGGGATGTACAGTCCTCTGGTAATTGAGGATTCCTGTAATGTCCAAGTTGATCCAGTAGTTCCTGTGGCGGTTGCAGTAGAATTGGCGAAACTTGGCAAAATTAGCCAACCACGCTTAATCGAGAACAGCACGCCAAGTCCACCAGCAATCGCTCCGTTCACAAGTGCTTCGGATGGGTCAGTCACGTCCTGCTGATTCGTATCAGGAGCGGAATCTAAGTTCGATCCCTTGCACCAGTAAAGCGTTCCCGGCCTGAGTGGATCTCCAACCGCAAAAGCAAAGTTGATGTTGTCTGTCGGACCCCACATGTACGGCAACGGCTGTGCAGCTAGAATTGGCTCTGGTATTTCATAAGCCAAGTTCGTTCCATCAGGAACATTTGGAATCGTTACGCTTATGCCAGACGTAGGACGCGCAATGAACGTGTAGACAAGGGACGTAGGAGAGCCGATAAGAATCTCAGTTCCTGCCAGCCAACGTATATTAAATCCTGTTGCTGCCCCTCCTATCGCTCCACCAGAAACCCAAGTAATGACACCTCCAGATACGTTGACAATTCCTTTTTGCGGAAGGTCGATTGAAGGGAACGGCTCAAAGTTGTCGTACTCAAGAAGTTGACTGCCAAGTTCTGTATCAGTGAGCGAATCACTAATCGATGTGTTGGTTCCAACCACTGTGCCTAGATCGTCGTTTGGTCCTGTGGCAACATACGTAAAGCTGCCAACAACTGAGTCGATGCGGTAGTAGTCAACCACATCCACTTGAGGGTCGTTGGACCAAAGGGATGTGATCGTGTTTGCCGCGACAGGGATAGTTTCTGCTGCTGATTCAGGAGATGGGTTAGATAGTGCTCCAGTGGCCGAAGACCTGTAGACGTAACGATACTGAGTGTCCTGCCTGACATTCGATGGAAGAGGAGGAATGATGCTTATAGGATTATCGGTAGTGACAGCACCGGCGTAAGGTGTCGCCATCAAGAGTAAAATGCGTCCCGAGTGATACCAGAAATCATAATCTATTTCAATGGGATAAATGCCCGCCGCTGGCACACTTACCACCACTGTAGTTTGCTGAATCTTGCCACCATCTCCAGCCTTCCAATATGCCCTTGGAAGTAACGGATAGCCGTTCGCCACAGTGATCGTCTGACCATCATCAGAGAGTGTCGGCGTCTGGGCAGTTGATGACGTTAACGTAGTCGGAACAACGCCGGTATTGTACTGATACAACTCTCCAGTTGCGGAAACTAGCGTCACTCCTCCGCCGATACCCCAAATCAAGTCGTCTTTGTTGCCAAGAACGAGGGTAAAATTTCCCCCAGATGGGAAGTATAGGTTACCCGTAAGGCAGAAATTGAAGTTTCCGTATGTGGTGTTGTTGGTGTTCTGTGGGGCTGGAACGGTGATTGGAGAAGCGAATACAGGCAGACTCCCCGACACGACGCTCTCAGGGGTAAGCTGCGCCCACAGCATAGCGACAGTGACATCGCTAATCCCAGTAATCATGTCGGTTCCGGGCAAACCGGGAATCCCTGTTAGTTGTGGCGGAACGGCGGCAGCGCCAAAAGATGCGTCAAAAATAAATGAGTTTCCTGTAGCAGTCCCGACCGCCGTTGAAAGTGATCGAGGCACGCCGCTACCACCGGGATCGTCAGGATTCTTCCATATATATTCTGATACCGCGCCACTTGTAGGAGAATCGCCCCAATAGGAAAGCGTGAGCTTTCCCAAGATCGACACCACTGATGGGAGAGCATTGGTTGTCACAGTTCCGCTCAGATTAAACGCGCCTGAGTTGCCAGCAAATCCGGGTGGAATATTGTTGCCAATGGTGTTGATTCCTATTTGGAAGGAAACCGCACCGTATGGGACGGTGATTCCAAGCAGCACCCCATTGACTGCGCCCACATCGACTACTGATGGGATGTAGAGCGGTGCCACGCCTGCCGGAATGACATTTCCATTCCCATCCGTGAACGCTCCAATGACTACAGTAGCTGTGGGAGGAGGAGTTGTGCCAGTCCTCATCTCCATGACGTAGTGGCCGGGGCTGGTTGTTGCGGTTGTAGAAGGACCAAGAGTAGTCGGTACTGTGGCAGCATTGCCGTTAATGTTCGCCATCCCTGAGAGTGTGATGGTGACAAAAGAGGCGTTCAGTACATCTACGACAAAGGGGGCTGTTCCGTCTGGAGTTGGATCAGGGTACCCACTGGTTTCGCCGTAATCGTAGCCAGAGTTCATGCCGAGATAATTTGACCACGGAATTGCTGTTGCAAGCAGGTTACCAATTCCTCCAACACCGAAAGGAATGACTGAACTCTGCGTTGAGATCACAGGAGCAAGCTGCGGCTCCTTTATGCCAGATTTCCAGCAAATTCCGGTACTCGAAACCTTCATCATGCCATTGGAAACGAAGTTTACAGGCGTACCTGCCGGTCCAAACTTGTTTAGACCAAGATATTGAGTATTTAGGGTGACGCTTCCCTGTGGCGCAGAATCTCCGATGTAGCCCTCAGTCCGAACTGAAGCATTCGGACGAAAAGGAACGATTGAGATTGGATTGCCGCTGAGTCCCGTGGCAACGTTAAGAACCCCGCTTACGGAGTTCCAAAGAGATAACGTTGTACTTGCTCCGTTGATTATGGAGTATCCAGAACTTGGGCCTGCGGGCGTCGTGTCATTCAAGCGCCTTATGCTGTGTACCGCCGCCCCAAGTGTATAAATAGCTGCTGTAAGAAGGTTGCGAAAGGTGATTCCACCACGGGCGTAAGCCCGGATGTTGACAGCCAGAGTCAGAACCCCTGATTTCAGGCGATTGATTGGGTCAGTGACGCTGAAACCCTTGAAGTCGAACGGTCCGAGAGCCATACTTTACCTTCGCTCCATCGCCTCTCCCGGATAGCGATAAGATGCCCTTAGTTTACATCATTTTCCTTTATTGGCGGCATTGAAGCGGTTCATATCTCGTTCCTGTTGTCTTCCGCGCTCATCGAAGAAATCCGAGAAAGCCCCTTGGCTCTTTAGGCGTACTCTTTCAGCTTCACATGCTTGGAATGCTCTCTTCTCAAGTTCCACTACTGCCTTGAATTCGCCTCCGCCCTGCTTGAACGCCGCTCTCGCCTGAGCTAAATCAAACATGGTGTCGGCCATAGGGCGGCTTATCTGGACATACGTACCAGTGCTATCCAATATTGGGGCATTGCCTAATACGGTTACGCCTATGCCCTGCGCCAAAGGTGCGGCGATATTGTCAACGCCTCCAGCTACCAGTACAGGTCCAAAGCCACTTGGGTTTGAATCCCAGTTAACATCATACTGATCCAAAGAGAAGATAGAATCAATACTGACAGCCACTCCATTTACTTTTCCGAGACCGATCCACGGAGTTTTAAGCATCAGTTCGAGACCTTCCTGATACCTCTTCATGCAATAATCTGCACGCTCATGGTCGGTTGACTCTGACTCTTGGCCAAGCAAATCTGCTAAAGCGCCAAATTCCAACACAAAAACAAAATCATCTGGGATGCCAATCAGCGTCGGCGTAGGCGGATTAAACGGCGCTCCTGATTGCAGCACGATGGCTTCGTAAGTTCCGGGTTGAGCGGGAGGAACGTCTACCTGCCACGACAGAGGCGGTTCAGACGATAGCGAGAATGTTTGAGGTGTTCCGAATTGAAGCTGGTAAAGAGGAGCTTCGTAGAACTCCTGTGCGACCGTATCATCTCTAGAGAGCGTGTTAGGGCTTCCTATGGCTGGAATGTACCTGACGCGCTCCACGTCAATCACAGAGTCTGGTAGTTCAGTCCTGATCGTCCCCGGCGTCAATGCGACCCCAGCCATTAGGCTTTGATTGCAGTTGCTCAGTTGCAACATTTCATCCCTGCGGCGCTGAAGAGCCTGAGAAAAAACGCTGATGTTGAACTGGTTGGTTCCAGTCCACGTTTGGCCAGACGGCGGCTCCAACAGCATGTACTGCATTTCTGTATAGCAGTAAGTGTCAAATAATGTCCTCTGCCGTGGCGATCCAGAAAGCAATCCCAGAGAGTTCCAGAGGTTGATAGGGTCGTTGTACTGGAAATCTTGTCTCCAAGTCCAAGTCAAAGAATTGAACATTCTCAATGCCTGTGAGATGTAAATCGTCAATTCCGCTTGCGTCCAAAATTGGAACGTAGGGTCATTGAGCCGCTGCGCAAGCTGCGTTTTAGCCTGTGTGAGCGTCAACCATTGAAATATTCCTGCCATGCACCCAGTCTAACTCTTTTTCAGCCCTTCGATGCGATCTTCTTGTGCGCGTGCTTTTTCTTGCTGTGATGTTTCTTGGCCTTTTTCTTGCCGCCAGATGCTACCTTATGGTGTTTCTTGGCTGGCTTAACGTCTTCCTGCTCACTCGAATCGATTTCACCAAACATGATTGTTCTCCTTGTGTCGTTACTTTGTTCCTGCAACTCTCTTTAGCGTCTTTTTTGCCCCTGTCTTTTTTTGCGTTGTTCCTGTTTTTCCTTCCGCGCCGCCAACCTTACGCTTCTCCGCAGCGGCCTTAAACGACTCGTTAGCCTTCTTCACTTCGTCGTCGTGCCACGATGTATCGGCCTTCTTCTCGGGGGTTGGTATGGCATCAGCAGTCCCGCTTACTGCCCTATAGACCTTCTTGAATACATCAGCAATCGGTTGTGCCGCTCCGTAATCCTGTGCCATATTAGCCTCGTTTTCCCGCTACCCGTTTCTGTGTCTTTTGTTTGCCATGCTTGACTTTGTGACAACCTTTTCCTTTGATGCAAACTTTCTTGAGATGCGGAGCCTTTATATCGTGAGTGTGCCTGTATGCGTTCCACTTTCGATAGGCTTCTTCGGATTTGAAGGTGTCAACTGGCACATTTCCTCTCAACTTGTTCAACTAGACGAGAATGGACGCGCTCAATCCAGTTTACAAATTCTTCATACGGCATGTCGTTCTTGGCCATATTGCATCGCCTACAACACGAAACAACATTGCCATTTTCGTATCCTTTGGAGTTGTCGATGCGATCAATTCCGTTGTAAACATATCCACCATTCATCTTTTTGCTCGCAGACTTGTGCGACGGTTCCTTCCCGCAATAATGGCAGTTCCCTCGAAAAATAGATTCAGCCTGATCTGTAGTTAGATTCCACACTCTACCGCCGTCTTTCGCCCTCTTCTTATAGCAGGAGATTATGGTGTTCCTAGCGCCGATGCCATAACCAACTCCCCACTCTGGATGCTTACCTTTTGGAACCTTAAGAAGTTCAAAATGAAGACATCCACAACTTTTTGTATTGCCGCTTTTTAGGGTTCCTGCTGGCCGTGTTGTTTCTTTTCCACAAGCACACTTGCACAGCCACATTCTTTGGCCATGCCTATCCACACCAGAAAATTTTATGACCGTGAGCCTACCGAACACCTGACCAGTCCAGTCGGGTGGAGATTTGTGTCTACGTCCGATCTCTACAACATTGCTCTCAGTCGGCACATCAACCTCCTACACGCAAAAAGGGCAAGCCTAAGCCTGCCCCTCTCCCGATGGACTCGTGATTCACTTTACAAACTATACTACCCTAAATTTGTTGGCGTGAGGATCGTTTGTGGAGTCAACCCTGTTTTTTCGCAAACAGCCGTAACATAAGCCAGTGGGTTGTTGCCTTTCTGCGAGCCGGGAGCGAAGCGGTTGATGGCTTGTGAGATGGTTGCTCCCATGTAACCGCCGATAAGGTTCCTGTTTGCATCGAAATGTGCCGGTACAGACAGCCAGCGCCGTCCTGCCTGCCAGCCTCCTGTTGTGGGATCATCCACGCTTGCGAACTGGGCAAATCCTGAAGGAGTCCCGTTGGCGTGAAGGTGCTGTCCTGTAGCACCGAAGTGAATAGATTCGTCGCAGTAGATAAGGTCAAGAGGGTTGTTGGCTACGGTTGGGATCTCTCCCGGCTCCCCGAAACCCTCAACTTTAGACATCGCTACAAGAACTGTCAATGGCATGGTGCTCCTAAACGATTGGTGTGACCGGCGTGTAATTTGCCGGGTTGTAGCCGCTCTGCGCCTGAATGTAGGTAGCCGTTCCGTTCTGCGCTGAAATCATATACGCATCAATGGTGGCAAGTTCGGTGGCTGGTAATCCCGGCTGAGCTTTGAGCGTAGTCAGGATGCCGATGATGGTCGCGTAGACGGTCAGAATTTCGGTCGCCACTGAAGGTTTAGTGCCGATGCTTTGCAAGAGCGGGTTGATAGCATTCTCAAGCGATGCGGCCAAAGCTGCCACTGCTGCACCACCCGGAATCAAGAACGTGAGCGCAGTATTACCTGCAAGTTCGACCACGTTTATCAGTGACTTCCAATCGAAGCCGGTAGAGGGCGCTGGTACAGGAATTGTGCTCACTGGGTAACCCCCGATACTATTGGCAATGCGTTCTGCTTGGCTTGTAATGCGGTCACCGCTGCCTGCGCTGCTGCCTGTGTTGCTGTCCCGGCATGGTAGGCCAAGTAAACTTGATTCGTCGCGTTCAGGCTTACTCCGAAGTCGTTGAAGACTGCCTTCGTCGTCGTGCTCAGAACTAGCGGGGTTGTGATATTCGGGTCCGCTACGCACAGATTTGTTGCCTGCGACCAGTTCAACCCCTGAGTTTCGCACTGGACTGTGCTGTAAAAGCCCCTCGCTCCCGAGAGGATCTGTCCCATCGTTTGATCGGCTGAATTGATGTACCCCGGTGCCAACGGAACGGCTGGAGTGGTAGCTGTCGCGCATCCCACTATATCCGGTGTGAACATCACTATGAAAGCTGCTGCTATTAGAAAAAAGTGCAGTGCGTTTTTGTCTCTGAGTTTCATCTATGCTCCTTGTTTCGGCTGCGGCGGTTCTACCGCCTGAATAGGGACTTGGATCGGTACCCCGTTGACCTGTGGCGCAACTGGAGTGGGCTGATTGATGGTGGTGTTGGGGCCGGTCGCGGTGGTGCTACTGTTGGCTTGACTGTGAGCCGCACCCGCGAAGGCTCCGAGAGCGCCTGAGACGAGCGAACTAGCGACGGCAAGAACTGCTACTTTGATTTGGTCGTTACTCTGATTCATCAGCACAACGATGGCGAGGGAGAACCCCATCATTGCGATCAGGATTGCCCAGAAGGGCTGTGGCCAGCTTTGCATTGTGTCCTCTCTATGCTGCCTGTTGCACTTCTGCGATTCTTGTTACTTCCACTAAAGGCCCCATGCCGCAAAGCTGGAGGGTTCCAACCTGAATGCAGTTGACGAATCCAAAATGGTGTGTAGACCCAAACTGCAAAGGACCCGAACCAATTTCCGGCAATTTAACGTGTTCCTTGTCGCCCCAGATAAAATGCTCGCCTACCTCAAGATCACCAAAGTGAACGCAAGGCAGAGGCACATGCTGAGATGTCCATACGGGAAATGCCCCTTCTCCCGGTCCGCACATTTGGATATAAGAATCTACCCAACCTTCCACTGGTTTGAAGTTTTTCTTTACTTGACCCCACCCTATCTGTTGCGGGCGATCTGTGCATTCCTCTTTGTGCTCAGGCAAGCCCATCGGCACGTTAGTCCCCGGAAAGTATGGCGACTCTTCATTGTGATGCTTTGCCTCGGATTGTAATTTCTGGTAATGCTTTGGTGTGTTCATGATTAGTTTGCTCCCCTCTTCGCCTTTTCTTGGTAATCCGACACTTCCTCAAGTGTAGGCTCATGGTCACGCCGGGGATTGTGCAGCGTGGCTCCTTTGGGCTGGCCCTTGGGATTCTCTGTGGCTGGCTCGGGCTGCGGCTTAGGGAAAGGTTCGATTGGTGGGCTGCTAGGCTCCTCTGGCTGAGGTTTGCTCATTGGTACTCCTTCCCGGATGTTTGATTCGATGATACTACTAGAAGTCGTCTGCGACCACGGCACCAATTGGATAGCCGATTTTGGGCGGCTGCGGCATTAGTGCCCTTTACTATAGCGAATGAACTCCATGATGGCAAGAAAAACGGTAACCGCAGAAAGAAAAATACCAAAAGCTGTAAGAAGAAATGTTCTTCTCTTGTCTTTGTTTTCAGCCATAGTTTGGTGTGACGTAAGCGTATCCTTGATCTCCTGATCGCGTTTGTTGGTCTGCTTCTCACGTTCGATGTCGCGAGTACGGGACTGAGTGAAGAAGTCTCGTGCATCTTGTTGGAATTCGCGGAAGTTGGCTACGCCCTCTTTCACAACCCTTAGCTCGATATTGGATTCGTTCATCCACTTCTCCAATCCGGCAACCTGAACCTTCAATTCCCGCATTGATTCATCGCAATCATCCTGAAAAACCGTTTTTCTTGGTGGCATTTCATCCTCTTACCTCGTGATCTGACGCCTTTCGGCTGGCCCATTACTAGCCCGTCAGTCCTGCTACGGCAAGTTGCATATTTTAGTTACATGTACGCCGGGGTGGTAGCCCTCGTCTGAGTTGATGAGATAAATGCAGTTCCCGGCTAATGCCGTCGCCATCGTCCAGATATTGCCTGCCGCAGAAGGATACTCCGATCCATCAGCCGGTGCTGGCAGTGTGAAGCCATGACCAAACTGACTGATAAAGTTGCCAGTTTCACCATAGAGGAACCACTGGCTCGCGTATGTCCCCCATTGGCCATCGTAGCCTTGAAGGACGTATTTGCCTTCAGAGGCCGCTGCGATGCCGCCGTGTCCGCCAAACGGCTGAATATCAGTGAAGGTGCCAAGGCCATCTGGCGCTGTCAATAGCGCACCCGGCGCACCCGTCCATGACCAGTTTGACCCTCCAGCAAGCACAGCGCCAAGGTGGTGATCCTGCCCCGGCGTCGAAATGGCTGTCTGGTAGGTCGGATAATAGCCGCCCGTAGTAGCAATCGGCGGAAACGTCTGTCCCCATCCAGCGTAGCCGTTCGGCGTGGTCGTGACGCCAGTGTTCGGCACGGAAGCCACAACTGTTGCAGGCCCGTATGTCGGCAAGGAGTTCGCATCGTAGCCGGTGAGCGGAGCCGAGTAAGCCGTTTGCGTGGCCGGAATTGCCGCTGTAGTAGAAGTTGCTGGTGAAGCCGGTATAAAGCTCCACCAAGCTAGGTTCCCACTGTGATCGAAGAATTGGAATTTCCACCCAGTAGGCGAAAGAAATTGTCCACTACGCACCAAAGGCCCTGTTGCCGGAAACTGCACGAGTTCGTTGTAGGCTTGGTTGGTTGCCGCGACGTAGTTATAAAGCAAACCGTAGGTCAGCCCATTGGGGAGCGTCTGGACTTGGGCGAATCTGAATCCGAATTGTCCTGTATAGCTGGCCGGAACACACGCTGCCCAATTTCGTGCAAGAGACCAAGAACCGGCACCGCCGTCGCCGGGAACAATGGGGACGCTATAATTGACCGCAAATTCGAGTGCGTCTGCAAAAACGCGAGTAGGGTTTGTATGGTCGATTGCGACATAGTAGAGATACCTCAAGAAGCTGATTTCTTCGATGTACTTACCAGTCGAAGAGATGTGGAGGATTCGCGCGTTGCCGGGATCGCCAACCCAGTAGGAGGAATCGGGAGCAACAGCCAAGAGGGTTTGCTTGGTGTATCCCATCCCAGCCGTGTTATCGAGCCACAGGCGCGTTTTCGTGACTGTCGGAGAGCAGTCCGTATAGCCGCCAAGGTCGCCATAAGTTGAGAGCAGCACTCCATTTTCGTTGAAAGTCTTTACCTGCTGAGATGAGCCGCCATCGGCTACAAGGACGTTGGAGGTCACGGGGTCCACGGCCACGGTGAGGGGTGCGACTAAGGGAGTAAGTGTCGTGACGATCTTATTTGAGCCACCCACACCTGAGATGTTTACCACCGTCGCGCCTGAAATCGCCCAGAGACTTCCATCCGGCTCGAATGCCAATCGGCCCGGTGAGGGGATGCTTTCGATCTGGAGAGTTGCGCCGGTAGTCTTATCGAAAAGGACAATCTGATTTGCAGCCGTGTGACTCACCGCGAGGATGTTGCCGGTCTTCTGCACAGCGATTCCGTTGGACGCATTACCTTGGTCGATCACACTCGTAGAGTTGCTTCCATTTGTCGGCTTAACGCCATTCGGAAAGGTGTAATAGGCGTTCGCCGCGATATTCCACGCCATGACCCACGGCACGCTTGTATTCCAACCCGGTGCATCGCTGACCTGATCGAAGTACACGTTGATGCCATCAGTAGCCACGTACTGATCTTCGTCAAGGTATCCCGGTGACATCAGCGCGGTCGGCTGCTGCGGAGATGCAAGCGCGAAGCTGGAGGCGTTCTTGCCGCCTTCCGAGTAAGCGTTCGCGGTGTACGCGATCCCGTTCGCAATGGCTATGTCTACGGGTAGAACAGATTGAGTATCCCAGCTATTTGGAGCAGTCCACGAAAGCGAGGTGTCACCGATCACACCCCATTGATATGTGATGGCCGGTGGTGGAACCGGCACTGGCACGGGGACAGGTACAGGGATGACTGGCACCGGAATCGGCGTTGGCGTGACTGGCGTAGGAATCGGCGGTGGAACTGGCACTGGTGCTGGCGCGGGACTCGGACATCCCGTAAGCAGAAACACCGAAAATAGAAGAACTCTCTTCATTATTTCACCGCTGCAACCGGGGTTACCGGCACTGGTGTAGGTGCTGGAGGTAGCGGCGGTGTCGGAGCCGTAACGGGAGGCGGGAGCGGTGGCGCTGGCGTCAATGGTGCATCTACCGGAACGTCTGGAACTGGCGGCTGCGAAATACAGCCAGCAAGTAGCAACACCACGAAGAGTAGAGGTACTGAACGCATTAGTTCACCAGTTGAGGTTGAGAAATCTGATCGCCGGTCGCTGAACCATTGGCGTAGATCGCAAAGCCGCTAAAGCCTGTAGTGTACGGCGAAGCAGTGTCATTCACGGTTCCGCACAGAACGCCGTTCCGCCATACCGAGATAGCAATCGAGTTCCCTGACACAATCACCGCCGAAGTTTTGAAGGTGTTTGTTGCAGCAAAGGCTGCGCTGCAAGTGGCTGGACCGAGGTAGGTACACTTCCCGGCTGTACATTTGCTGATGCTGTTGTTGACGCCGGAATTGTTGAGGCTGATTGAGTAGCCGTTGCCTGTGGTGGTGGTTAAAAGCAATCCCTGAATAGCACCAAGACCATCAACCGCGCTCACCACAAATTGCACATAAGGCGTCAGCGACGATGGGCAGGATGTGAGGATCGCCCCGCCGCCACGATATTTAGCATTTGCTTGAGCGACTCCAGAATTTTGAACCGCTGTGCCGCCGCCAACATTAAAGCCGGTTGGTTGTGTCCAGTTTACGGGATTGAGGGCTGTCCCAGAAGCTCCAGTGAGCGGATCTGTGAATGGAGAACAGGTTGGAGGCGGTGGAGGCGTATTCCCAGTCGGGTAGGTTATCGTAACCGGACCAGTAACCTGCATACTCCCGCCGAGACCTGTTCCAGTTAGAGCCAGCGCCCCCGAAAGAGTTCCAGTAACGGTCGCAGTTGTCGTGGGGGATGTAGTGCCGGTTGGATATGTAATCGCCACTGTTCCGGAGACCGGCATACTTCCACTGACGCCCGTTCCCGCTACAGTCAGCGTCCCAGCGAGGGTGCCGGTCACGGTCGCAGTGGATGCGGCTGGCGTCTGTGCTCCAGCGAGTGCGGCGAACAGAAATAGCCCTGCGATTGTCTTCATGGGTATCCTCATTGAATTGTAACCGTTCCAGTGATCTTGACCGAGCCGGTAATCGTGACCGGCGATGGAGGTGAGCTTGAGTTGAAAGTGGCAATGACCGTGCAAGCATTCGCAGGCATGTTTCCGACGAAGGTTGCTCCACTTACCGTGAACGGACAGGTGCCAGACCATCCACCAAACGTCGAACCTCCCGTAGCAGTATATGAGCAAGTTACCGCCGAGTTGTACGGAGTGGACCCACCGCAACCGTTGAGCGTTCCCGTTCCCGTGCCAGCCGTCGAAGTCGTAAGAGCGTAGCTGTTCAAACTGAATGATGCGGTGATGGTGATATTGCTGCTGGCGATGGTCCCGGCGCACACATTGCCCGTTATCGTTCCGGGGCAGGCGGTAATGCTCGTGAAGGTGCTGCCTGTGCTCGCGGTTGCCGTTGCCGAATAGCTTGCCCCAGTTGACAAACCGCTTCCGGGGCAGTTCGTTCCGCTCAACGTGCCTGATCCTGTGCCGATAGTCGTTGTGGAGCAGGAGTAGGTTGGTGATACTGTCAAGGTGAACTGCGCATTCACTGTACAAACGTTTGCTGGCATCGTTCCTGAGTACGTCGATCCGCTAGGCGTTCCTCCGCAAGATGGAGAACTTGTCCATGCTGTGAAGGTCGATCCTCCTGCGGGGTTTGCTGTGCAGGTATAAGAAGCCCCATAGTTGTGAGACCCAGCGCACCCTGAGATAGACCCTGATCCTGTCCCGCTGGTTGTCGTGCTCAGCGTGTAGCTGTTGATTGTGAACGTCGCAATCGCCGTGCAGTTGTTTGCTGGCATATTGCCTGCGAACGTCGTGCCGGTTGCCGTGAATGGGCAGGTACCTGACCAGCTTGCAAAGGTTGATGTGCCTGCCGCCGTTGCCAAGCAGCTAACCGATGTGGCGTAAACATGCGATCCCGAGCAACCGCCTACGGTACCCGTTCCGGTGCCAGCGGTTGAGGTTGTCACCGTGTAACTGTTGATTGAGAACGAAGCCGTAACTACGCAGTTTATCGAGGGCATCGTTCCTGAATAAACATTCCCACTCGCGCTGCCTCCGCAAGATGGCGAGCTTGAGAACAAAGTGAACGTAGATCCAGCGCTCGCTGTTGCCGTGCATGAGAACGCAGTTCCTGCCGCGATCCCAGTTGCGGGGCAATTCGAACCGCTATTGGTGCCGCTACCTGTGCCGCCTGTGTTGGCCGTCAGATTGAACGTGGACGCCAGATTGAACTGCGCGTTGACTGTGCAAGCATTATTTGGCATCGTGCCCGAATAAGTAGTACCGCTCGGAGTTCCACCGCATGACGGGCTGCTCGTCCACGCTACAAATACCGAACCACCACTAGCGGTAGCTGTGCATGTAAACGAAGCTCCATAATTTTGTGACCCAGAGCAGCCGCTGTTGCTTCCCGTGCCGGTTCCTGAAGTCGTTGTGGTCAGGGTGTAACTGTTAAGGCTGAACGATGCCGTCACAGTGCAATTGCTGGCTGGCATCGTGCCTGAATAGACGTTGCCTGAAGCACTTCCGCCGCAAGATGGGCTGCTGGAGAACGAGGTGAAGGATGACCCCGTGCTTGCGGTTGCTGTGCAGGAGAAAACAGTACCTGAAGCTAGTCCAGATCCGGGACAGTTTGACCCGCTATTCGTACCTGATCCTGTGCCAGCGGTTGCTGCTGTGAGCGAGTAGGAAACAGAGCCGCTTCCGTCCTGCGCTCCCACATCACCCCCGAATCCAGTACGTGTTCTGGCTTTGAGTTGGCTGTTTGAAGTGTTAAAGGCGTATCTTACCGGGAGTTGCGCAGACAAACCCGTAAGGGCGGAACTGGCTCCGATGGCCGCTGAGCCAGATTGCGGGATCATGGTCGTTCCGTTGTAGGGCTGCGTGGCCGTGTTGAGGAAATTTGGATTCGTTAAACCGTAGATGTGAGTATTCATTGGATCTGTGAGCGGCCACAGACAAGTCAGATCGCATCCGATAGGCCAACCATAAGCCGTACCACTTGAATAGCTGATCGTTCCGGCTATGGGAATTGGGTTGGCGATGTAGCTGTAACTAAATGGCAGCGTGGTGAGCAGGTTTGTCTGCGCTGTGAGGATGAGGCTCTCGTAATCGCCCATCTGTATAGTCGCATTCAGATTCGAACCGTTAGAAACTCGCGTTGACCAGAAGATGCTGTTCATGGCATTGACGTGGGACGTGAGATACGGATTGTAGCCGTCATTGTTCTCACCGATAGCAAATGCGACGGCGGCGTTATCCAATGTGTTGTTCCAGAAGTACAAGAAGCCGTTGCGGTCAGTCATGTCGCCGATATTATCCTCAGCATAATGAACCTGATCGAGCGACGAAGCTCCCCAGAGCATGTTGCCGTAAACGAAGTCCTTTTGTTTACTCTCCTGATACCACGTCAAATTCGGACCCAGCGAATCTCCGTTTGCGTACAAAGCAATGGAGCCGAGATAATACTCAAAAGCTACATATCCTGCGGCATCTTGCACTTCTACCATATCCACAACACGCTGCGCACCTGTCTGGATGTTGTTGTAGCGAATGATGCCTTCAATGCCGCGCCACTTGAGCATTGAACCTGATGCCGTTGGATTGTAGTTGTCGATCAGGTTCCCTTCGAGCAAGCAGTAGAAACACTGAACATAGAGTTGATGGTAAGTGGGGCTTCCAGCCACGCCTGAATTATGGATATGGTTGCCTCTGATGGTGACGTTAGTCGTGTTGACTACGAAGCCTGAATTATCCGAGTTCTCAGCCAAGAAAGTTCCGTTGCTGTTGTTGTCAATATCGTTGCCGTCGAAGTCCACATAGATTCCAGAACGAAGATTGAAGCCCGAAGCACCGGCAACCCATGCCGTGGGAGCACCACCACCGGGAGGAATATAGTTGAATGTCGGTCCAGCGTCTTTGACATGCAGCCCGGTGAGCAGCACGTATGCCGGGGCCATGACGGAGTTACCTGCATTCTCTGTTGGAGTAATCGCGTCCTGCCAGTATCCGTAGTGCGGCTGCGCCATCCAGAGTGTAAAGATTCCGTACCCAGCAGCCGCGCCGGTTGACAAGTCGGATTGTGCTGTTGCATTGTTCCCATCCATGATAGGCAGGTTGCCAGCCGAGTCAGACTTCCCACAGAAAATGATAGGCTGAGTAGCTGTACCGCTCTGCTGAATCTGGAAATACTCATAGAATGTGCTTGGGTTCGATCCGGTCAAGTCCGTGTTCCAGAGCCGGTAGATCGTTCCCGGTACAACGGCTGAGATCGCAGGAACACTAGAAATAGTTGTGTACGCTTTCCCTGCTCCAATCTCGTAATCTGGACCCGTAAGAGCAGGATCAACATAGCACTCGCGCGGCTCGGTTTGCTCGCTATTTCCCGCTGTAGCCCATGAGGGCATCGCGTTGGGGCTGACGTAGACAATCGCGGTGTTTGATCCACTGTTGCAGTTGTCTGCATACTTGATGACATAGCGCCCGGTCACGCTGGCCGTGAATACTGTGTCACGATACGTGGTGTCGGACAGAGTTCCGTTTCCGCCGCCCGGTTGAGAAGTGATTGACCATGTGCCTGTCTCATCCACGCAGCCCACCACCCACGATTGCAGGCTCATGGGCTGATTCTGAAACGCCTGCTGGTAGGCCGGGGCCACGATAACCGAGTTCTGCCCGTTGGGGAGCATGGCCGTCGAATTCTGACCCACGTTAAATGTGTAAGTGGCCGACTTGGTGGGATCATCGACACTGGTAGCTGTGACCGTCACCACGCCGGTTGATGTGAAGGTATACGGGCCAGCGTGACCCGGTGCCGGGGTGATTGTCGCGGTTCCGGCTGTTGAGCCGATATTGACCTGCATCACGGGTAGACCGCCAGAGATTGAAGACACGGCGTTGTGTGTAGGATCGGTGAATGTGGCGCTCGTTCCGCCTGTGCCTGAAGCCGTCCAGTTGACAAGGCAGCTACCTGTCGCAATCGTGCATTGGTTACCGCTGATGGTGATGTTGGCATTGATGGTACGCTGCGATCCGGGAAGCACACCAAAGGGGTAAGCTGGCACATTGGCTGTGATGGCAACCGTGCCAGATGCCGAGAATGTTGCAATGATCGTAGAGGCGGTTGTGAGGGTTCCAGAGCAGCCTCCGGTTCCCGTGCAACCAAGAGTTCCACTCCAGCCCGCAAACGTGGACCCTCCTGCCGGTGTTGCTGTGCAGCTACCAATGACGGTACCGCTGGTGTAAGTGCCACTGGTGCAATTTGTGCCGCTGATTGATCCTGACCCAGACCCAGCCGTTGAAACTGTGAGAGCAGCGCCGCTGGATGAGAATGTGGCAATGATAGTGGAACTGGCTGTGATTGTCCCTGAGCAAGTCCCAGTTCCTGTGCAGCCGAGTGTTCCCGACCATCCCGTGAAAGTAGACCCTCCTGCTGGGGTTGCAGTGCAAGCTCCGATGTTGGTACCGCTCGTATAGGTTCCGTTGGCGCAGTTTGTACCGCTGATAGTGCCAGATCCAGATCCAGCCGTTGAAACCGTCAAGGCAGGATTTCCTCCGCTTGAGGATTTTGGATAAACCCAAAGTTCATGCTGCCCAGAAGAAGTGGGGTCGGTAGCCGTGTAATAGCTGTCATCCCAAGGGCTGATTGCTATCTGCTTGTCGCTGGCCTGTTCGCCTGCTGGCAAGCCGGTCGAGAATGTAGACCAATTCACTCCGGCATTTGTAGACTTGTAGATATTAGCATTAAAGCCCGCGAGATACTCGCCAGTCGTG